TAACAATATTAGTAACAACACCGAGACGCTTAACTTTAGCAGGAGGACTAATATAAATGGGTGTACTGAACGTCATTTGTCCGACATCAATTTCACTGTCAACACCGACTGGAATAGCTCGAGAACTAAAGTTTACTGATTCTAACATGACAGTTGTTAAACTAGTCCAATCTAAATAGTTGTCTGTTGTTTGAATATCTAAACTAGGATTAAACAGCATTAAAATTTGCTCCATAATCTGTAGTTTCATATCTGTATTTGTACTCCATATATCAACATTAACTGTAAGTCTATATGGGGTAGGCATAAGTCGTTCTACTGTATATTTACGACCTTCTTCAGATGTATAATCGCCATTAGAATCTTTAGCACGTTCTCTCACATGGCGCTTATTAATATAACTAGAATCAGAAGTTCTATCTCTATCTAACTCTAATCCAGTTATATAAACTGCCATTCTTGGCGCACTTGGAATTTTATTTTCAGAATTGTCTCTTAAAATACTTCCTACTTGACGTGTTAAGTCTCCATACAAAACAGGTACTTGCTTTTCAGTATCATCACCTGTCCTGTAACTGAAGTTACTGAACAAACGCATAATTTGTACAAGATACTTTCTTATCTGTCCGTCATAAAAATGTTCAGCCATTAGTTATCTGCCTTAGGTGTTAATACTTGTGAAAGTGCTTGGCGTTGCTGTGTTCTTTCATTATGTAATGATAGACTATAAAGTCCTTCTTCTTTAATGGCGCCTGATGGTAAAGTAATTTTAACACGAGTACTTGTTGCTTCACCGGCACCGTATCCTACATTAACTATTGTAATAGTGTCGCCTACACTATAAGTAACTCCTGTAGTATTTGCAACATTATTCCAATCAGTTGTATCTAAATCTGTTATTGTAATATTTTCGCCAATTTTAAATGTATTAATAGTTCCGGAATATGTATAGTTTATTAACATTCCTGTGTTATCATCAACAATGTAGTTTAATCTTACTCCGCCATCGCCGGTTGAAGTGTATTCTAATTGGATATATTTTGCAGTTATATATGGAATTTCTGTATTAATTATGGTCTGACCTACATTTAAACGTACAAAGTCTTGTGCAATAGGATTAACATACATGTATGTGTCAACATCATTAATAAATGATCCACGTAATGTTTGTGTAGTACTATTATTCATTGGAGCTCTCTTAACATCATGTACTTTCAGCCAACGTCTGCCATCATATCTGAACATACGCTGCGGTAAAAAATCTGTTCTTAAAAAATAATCGCCTTCAGTACTGTCAAGTGGGAAGCTAATACCACTTGAAAAATTACTACCATTGGGTGCAAATTCATCACCTATTAATAGTCCTTTATATCCGTGTGCGGTAGGAGTTGCACTATCAGTAATAGTGCTTCCATCTTCTGCAACTTGTTGAACTTTTTTTCTACCTGTATTTTCATCAACTGCAAGTGTGTAGTAATTGTCATCTACGTCATATCCACTCTTAGGAGTGTTTGCTTCTGCTTCTGCAACTACTGCATTATTAACATTCATTTCTGCTTCAAATGTACTTAATACATCACGCAGTGTTCCATCTTCTGGGTAGTCTTCACTCGCAGGCAAGTCAAGTATATCTTTGTATTCTTGACTATCAACAATCTGTTTTAATTTAAGTCTATATAAATGCGGATACCAAGTTGGTGAAAATCCTTCTGCTGCTCTGTTAATGTCTTCAATAACATAAAAACGCTTAAGAGCAACACTAAAATCGTTTAAGGCATATTCATCCTTTAAATGAGGCAATTCAATTACATCACCTGGCATTAGTTTGCGTCCTATAGCATCTACACTACTTGTAATGTGTACAGTCATAAACAATGTATCATTGCTAAGGAATAAACCAAACTGACTTAAATCAAAGTCGATGTCTTGTACATTATAAATTCCACGTATTTTATAAACATCTGGATCGTATTTTCTGTCACGATTTTCTAAAAACAACATATCTTGAATTTGTGTTTCGTCTTTTTCTGTTGTTCCGTCGTTCGTGCCGATATACTTGTGAACAAATAAATCTGTTCCACCTATAGTAAACATTTCGTTAATCTGGCGATCTAGAAATTTAAAGTCTGCACCGCGCTCTGGTTTGTATAAACTTAATCTTGGCATACACATATTTATCGTAATAAGCTATAAGCGATAAATACTATGACGGAGAAAAAGTAAATGGCAGTAACGCAAACACAAAAACAAGAAGTATTTGACTATGTAGAAGCCTTTTTAGGCGGCGGCATGGTTGATGTAGAACTAGATCCAGTTCATTACGAAACTGCTTTAACAAAAGCACTTTCTAAATTTAGACAGCGTTCAGATAACTCGGTAGAAGAGTCATATTTGTTTATGCCCACAGTTGAAGATCAAAACGAATATACACTTCCAGAAGAGGTAGTTGAAGTTCGTAGATTATTCCGTAGAAGCATTGGATCTCGTAGCGGTGGCGGCGATGGCGGCACATTGTTTGAACCATTTAATCTTGCGTACACAAACACATATTTGTTAGCAAGTTCAAATCTAGGAGGACTAGCAACATATGATATGTTTGCAGGACATCAAGAACTTGTAGGTAGAATGTTTGGATCATTTATTGAATTTAAGTGGAATACTACAACTAAAAAATTAACACTACTTCAGCGTCCTAGAACAGAAGAAGAATTGTTGCTGTACTGCTACAATTATCGTCCAGATAGCGAATTATTAAAAGATTATCTAGCAAAGCAATGGATCAAAGACTATACGCTTGCTAGTTGCAAATATATGCTAGGTGAAGCACGTAGTAAATTTGCTACTATTGCAGGACCTCAAGGCGGATCAGCACTTAACGGTGATGCACTAAAAGCTGAAGCACAACAAGAAATGGAAAAACTTGAAGCAGAAGTTATTACGCAAGTAGCAGGTGGTGTTGGCTACGGCTTCACTATTGGTTAATGTTAACGCTATAATCTAAACATACTGTAAATACAGTATGACATACTTTCAACTTAAAGAAGCAAATCGTTTGTATTGGATTGTAAAAGGTCAACTCATTCCTGAATCATGGCAAGAAAAAGATATAATGTCTACTTATGAATCTTATGTAAAAAGATTATGGGGTAACATTGAAGCATATCAGCACGAGATTGGTTTTGAAGCAGCCTGGGCACAGCGACAAGCTCAAAAAAGTAAAAAATACTTGACAAAAGCATAATTATTCTATATACTGTAAAGTATATTGTGCAAAGGATAATTTATGTTACCTAAACTATTGGTTGTTGGACATGGCCGTCACGGCAAAGATACTGTGTGTGAGATGTTAGAAGCATACGGATATACATTTCAATCTTCATCTAAATTCTGTTCAGAATTGTTTATTTTTAATGAACTAAAAGACAAATACGGTTACGCTAACGAAGAAGAATGTTATGCTGACAGACACAATCATCGTACTGAATGGTACAATATGATACACGACTATTGTAAGGATGATTTGGCACGCCTTGGGCGTAACTTGTTTGCTCAAAATCAAATATATTGTGGACTACGTAACAAGCGTGAATTCTTTGCAATGCAAAACGAAGAAATTTTTGACTATGCTATTTGGGTAGATCGTACAGATCATTTACCAACTGAAGATCCTAGCTCGATGAGCATTGAACAATGGATGTGTGATTATACTATTGACAACAATGGCGACCTAAAAAGGTTGCAAAGAAACGTTGATACTCTAATTCGTACTATCTTTAGAAATCGGGGACTAGGTCACCTTGCTTCCAGGCAACTCCATCTTTTTGAAGAATACGCTGACAGTTAGCACAAATAGTTTTTAGATTACTCGGTCGACAGTTTTCTAAATTACCATCCGTATGAAACACATTAAATTGTTCAGAGTGCTTAGATTTATATCCACATTTTTCACAAGTATCTTTTTTCTCATATCCCCTTTGTTTCCATTTAGGAATACCGTGTCCTACACCGTTGCGTAAACAACGTTCGCATAGACTTCTATAGTAAGTTTTTTTACCTTTTTTATAATTTATTGCGGCAGGACGCTGTCCGCACTTGCATAATGGTCTCATACTGTATTTACCTCACCTTTTCGGTCCCTTTTTCTTGGTGTTTATAGCATTGAATTATTCAAACTCTGCTAAATAACTATAACAAACGCTCAAACATTATTATAGGAGATTTATAATGGCACTAACATCACCAGGCGTACAGGTAAGCGTAGTAGACGAAAGTTTTTACACACCCGCTGAACCAGGTACAGTTCCAATGATTTTCGTAGCCACCGCCGAAAACAAAACTAATGGCGCTGGCACAGGTATTGCTCCGGGTACAACCGCA